GCGGCTTGCCGCTTAAGGGCGGGGCAGACAAACAGGTCCCCGCCAGCGGCTTGCCGCTTAAGGGCGGGGCAGACAAACAGGTCCCCGCCAGCGGCTTGCCGCTTAAGGGCGGGGCAGACAAACAGGCCCCCACCAGCGCCGAGCGGCGATTCCAGCCGCGAGAAGCTTAAGGGCGGGGCAGATTCTAGCCCATGCGCATCCGGTACGGCGACAGAAGGCTGCGCGCCCCGATCGGCAGTTCCGCCACGGCACCCGCCGTCACCGCTTCCCGGTTCTCAAACCAGCTCGCCACCATCATCAGCATCGCCTGCCGGATGGATTCGGGCACCTGCCCCGCCGATGCATGGCCGAACGTCGCCCGCACCGTCACGGCATCCTCTCGGGCGGAAAGCGACGGCCAGCCTTTGCCATCGGGCAACACAAGGTGAATGCCGTTGACCGCTTCAAGCGCCCGCCATTCGGTCGCGGCCAATGTCTGGCTCGCCCCGTCCGCGTCGATATAGCTCACCTGATCCAGCGTGATCAGCGGCTTCAGGCCGATGACCATGTCGCAGAAATGACGCGCCTTGAATTCCCACTGCTGGGCAATCAGGCAAAGCCCGTCCAGCGTGCCGGAATAGCCATCAAGTGTTTGCGTCGCAGCCTCGATCATCCCGGCAATCACCGCGTCCTGGTCGGGATAGTCGACATTCATGTAGGTCTTGACCTCATCCAGCAGCAGCACCGCAGAGGCCGGGCCGCTGATCCGCTTCGGCTTGGGCATGGCAGGTTTCGTCATGACCTTGGACACCTCAATGTGAAGCCGCGTTCGGCTATCCTGCCCTGTGCGCTCGTCGCCCTGCATGTCAGTTGATAGATCAGCCCGGCAGTCAGGCCGGAAACCTTGCATGACCGGACAAAGTCCGTACCGCTTGCCGACAGAACCTGCCCCGGCAGCGCGGGCGCAAGCGACCAGTCGGCACTGGCAACCGTGTCATTGGCGTCTTCAAGCAGGGATTGCCAGTCGACGCTGTAATCGAGCGTCTCGCCCGGCTTGTGCAGATGGTAGCTCACGCCGCCCGTTTCCTGTTGTCCGCCGCAGGCCGGATCAGCCTTGGCATCAAAATCTCATTTCCGGCAATCCGCAGCGGCCCATCGTCCCGCGCAACACGCGCCGCAGGCCAGCCCGCATGCACCAGGCGCCCCGGCATCGGCTGCAACGGCTCGATCAACACCAGCACGGGCACGCCAAGCGAACCCTGCGCCGAGACAGTGGGTGCAGCCAGTTCATGCACCTGGCCGATCACGGGCAATCCGGCATCGCTTGGCAAATCCACGCCCGCTGCGGTCAGGGCGTGCCGCTGTCCGATAAACGGAGCCGCGACCGTGCCTGCCGAAACAACCCCGTTTGCCGTCAGCACATGGGTCTGGCCCATGGCCGGTGATGCGACATGACTGGTCGCGGCAACGCTGCTCGCCGTCAGCGCGTCGGCCTGGCTGAGTTCCGGCGTTCCGGCCGTGCTCGCCACGGCAATGCCGGTCGCGGTCAAGCCATGCCGCTGTCCGATCACCGGGATCGCGACTGTGCTTGGACATGCCACCCCGCTTGCCGCCAGCGCATGAACCTGCCCCGGCAAGGGCGACGCAACATGGCTCGCCGCGGCGATCCCTGTCGCTGTCAGCGCGTGCCGCTGCCCAAGTGCAGGATTGAAAACCGCGCTCGCGCAAACCGTTCCGCTTGCCGCAAGAGCGTGAACCTGCCCCGGCGACGGAGCGGCCACATGGCTCGTCGAAACAATGCCGGTCGCAGTCAGCGCCGCCGTTTCTGTGATCACAGGCGTTCCGGTCGTGCTCGCCGAAGCGATGCCCGTCGCGGTCAGGCCATGCCGCTGCCCGGCGACCGGGTTGGCAACAGTGCTCGCCGATGCAAGCCCGTTTGCCGTCAGCGCATGGCTCTGGCCCATTGCCGGCTGCGCAACATGGCTCGCTGATGCAATGCCGGTCGCGGCGAGCGCCGCCGTTTGTGTAAGGGTCGGCGTTCCGGTCGTGCTCGCCGAAGCGATGCCCGTCGCGGTAAGGCCATGCCGCTGCCCGGCTACCGGATTGGCAACAGTGCTCGCCGATGCAAGCCCGTTTGCTGTCAGCGCATGACTCTGGCCCATTGCCGGCTGCGCGACATGGCTTGTTGAAACCACGCCGGTCGCAGCCAGGGCCGTGCCGGATGCGGCAAAAAATTCACCGTCCAGAATCGCCGATGCCGCCCCGTCCGAAAGAAACAGGTCACCCGAAAAACCGCTTCTCGGCAGATCCGTGTTGGGGAATGCGTCAGCCATGGATGATCTTGCCCGTTGCCCTCACCGCGCCGGTTGTCGTCGTGGCAGCAACCTGTATCGGGAAAAGACAGGCGGAATTGGCAGCCTCCGGCAAGCCGAGGTCATCCCATTTTTCCTTGAATTTCGCATTTGCAACCGGCTGGTAACAGGAACCACGAAACCGGGTTGCCGTGACCCCGAAATTGCCTGCCGTTCCGGTGGAAGGTGCAAGCGTGACCGTGTCGAGATCCCGGATGAATTTTCCGGACGCTGCGGATGGAATCAGTGAATTGAGCGGCACCATCAACGACGCGCGGCGGGTCGCTGCCAGCGATATGCCGGTAAGATTCCCAGACGTTCCATCATGATAGGTAACAGCGCAGGTCGCTGTCGAGATTGTCGCGCCCGTGTCGGTGTACCATTCCAGCCACCATAGAACATCCGAGAAATTGGCATCACCCTTGCGGGCGCCTAGGTTTCCGGTCCCGAGCAACGCATTGAGGTCAAGATTGACAGTCTGGGCAGTTGTCAGCGTGCCGTTGAGCCCGCCCATGTGCGCCAGACGGTCATGAATTTCGAGCGTCGTTCCGGCGTTGCCGCACATCGCTTCAAGTTGCCCGAGATACGATGTTGCAGGGGCAGTCTGTTGTGTGAACCCAAGCGCACCGGTCAATGTATTGTCACAGACCGCAGCGGCGGTCGGTATCACCCCTTGGCCGGGCTGGCCTGTTGCGCGCCACAGCGAATGAAATTGTCCTGCGGCAGCATTGGCGATCGAGGCCTTGTCAATGACGATGCGCGACGAATTGTTCGCCATCGCATTGATCAGTTGGTCGCGGGTCGAGATCGTCATGGGTTCATGTCACCAGGTCAGAAATTGCGCCGGTCTTGCCGCATGTCAGGTTGCGTCGGCGATGCCGATGTCAAACGCGGCCAGGGTAAACGGATTGCCGTTTGTCACGGTCTGCGAAGCGGCAAGCGCACCGGTTGCGAGCAACCGTGAATTCACCGTGTCGGTGATCGCCCAATGCGTCGCATTTCCCGTTGCCGTCACCGTGCCATCAGTGATGGCTGCCACGGTCACCTTGCGCCCGTTCGGGGTCCGGTCTGCCGGCGCTCCGATTGACAGCGAAGTCTTGTTGCCCAGCGTTGCCGCCCCGGTCGCCGCCGCATAGCTTGCAGGCTCCGAGGAGCAGATGTCGAGCCGGTTGGCTTCCGTGTCCAGCTTGGCCAGCGCCGCATCAAATACATAGTCAGAAATAAATGGCATGTGCCTCGTCTCCGCTTGCAACGTCTCCCCGGACCATCACGGACCCGGAGCGCGATTCATTCCGGCAATTCAGGCTTCCGGGTCTTCCGGTTCGGCCGCCTTGTTCTTCGGCGCACCCTTGAGTGCCTTGTTTTCCGGCGCGCCACCGGCATTCTTTGATGCGTCATCGACCGGTTCGAGGCATGTCCCGATCAGGTGCGACACTTCCGCCTCATTGGCTTCACGGGTATCGCCGATGCCATAGTCACGGTCCCCGATATGGGCGCGGATGACATTAAAGCGCTTCATGATCCGTCTCCTTCAGTTGCTGATCATTCCTGAAGGGCGGCAGAACCGCCCCTCTTCGAATAACCAGCCCGGATCAGGCAACGCGACCGAAGTCACCGTAGATGAAGGCACCGGGGCGGTAGGTCGCAAGCGCCAGCCGCTTTTCACCAAGGATGGTGACAAGGTTCTTGGTGAAGTCGTCATTCTCGTAACCGGTCTCGATCGTGGTTTCCCACCGGTCGAAAATCTGCGCCCCGGTCCTGAACGCGCCGACCAGCACCTTGTCGATTGTCATCGCCATCGAAGGGACCACTGGCAATGACCAAAGGCTTGCGCCGATTGTGCCCTGCGGCTGGCCAATAATGTAGCGGCCTGTCGTATCCTTCAGCAGTTCAATCCAGGCCCAGTCCGCCGGATTGAGTACAATCCCGTCTGCCGGCAAAAGTGCCAGCGCAGCCTGCAGCATCATCAGCCGGATCTTGTCGATGCTCTGCGTGTCCGCACCGGCCAGCGGCGAAACATAGGCCGTCGCCTGCGGCACAATGCCGAGCAGGTTCTGGCCTGTGCCATCGCCGTTCAACAGTTGATCTTCTTCCTTGAGATCAAGTCCGTAGCTGAGCCGGTTGTCGATCATTGATCGCACCATCGACACGTCAGACAATGTCTGCCGCGACACTTTCATGTGATGCGCGATGACCTTCGCCGATGTCGACACCAGTTCAAGCCGGAAGTCGGACTGCGGCTTGGCGGCGCCTTCCGCAACCATCGCCGCATTGTCGGTGCGCGAATGTTCCTTCAGGAACTCGATGGACTGGCCGTCCATGTTGCCCTGCGCCAGAAGCGAGCGGATCGTCATCGGACGCTGCGGCAGTTCAACGACGCCGGGCAGGCGCGTAGTCTGCAAGCCCGCACCAAGCGAGCCAGCCGCCGCAGCCGTCGAGTTGGTCAGCGTTGCCTTGGTTTCGATCCGTGCCCGCTCCTTGCGGGCAAAGCCGCTTTCGGCAAACGCCTTGAACGAATCCGATTCGACAAATTCCAGACCCGCCGTCTTCTGCTGGTCTTCGCCATTGCCGCCGCCGCGCGCCGCCTTCTGTTCCAGCGCATCGACCTGTGCCTTGATTTCGTTCATCTTGGTCAAAGCCTCGTCGGCCTTTTCCTTGATGGCTTCGGCTAGCGTCTCGCCCTTGGCTGCTTTGCCAAGCGCTTCCTCGGCAATTGCCTTCACCGCATCGGTTGCCTTCTGGAATTCAGTCTTCACTTCGAGCGCAAGCTCGGCTGCTGTTTTATCGGTCATTGTCTTGTCCTTGCTTTTGAGGGTTAGCCGCGCATGGCTGTCAGGAATGCCAGCGCATCGTTCGCCTTCGCGCCCTCGGACTCGCTCCGAATGGCCTTGACATAGCCGACAGAGGCGATTTGCGTGGCCATGCTTTTCGGGACCCCTGCCTCGCGCAGGATGTCCTCAAATTCCTTCACCGGCATCGGATCGCCGTCGCGCAACCGCCGGGCAAACTCATCAATCCGCTCGCTTTTCACCGATGTGATTTTCGCCTTCGGATTCATTGGAAATGTCACCGGGGAAATCTCGACCAGCTTGAGTTTCTTGAGCAGGCGCACGCCGCCTTCCTGGTCGGCTTCGACCGTGCGGTAGCCGATGGAAAGCCCGCCCAAAGCACCAGCTTTCATCAGCGCATGGACTTCGCGCGCCTTCTGAACCTCGGTGATAAGCCTTCCTTTGACCCATAACCCTGTCCCGTCTTCGGCAAGATCATCCCAGACGCCGATCGGTTCATCGGGATTGTGCTGCCAAAGCATCCGGACTTTGGTTCCTTGCTTCTTGTGCTCTCCAAGGCTTTCGGCATAGGCACCGGGCAACACCTTGTCGCCGCCAAGATCAACATTGCCGAAGATCGAGCCATACCCTTCGAAAGTGCCGTCATCAGTGATCTTCTTCACATCAAGGGCGCAGTTGAAATGATCCATTGCTGGTCTCCTTCAGGCTTTCGGCAGCGCGGAAGGCGACTTGCCTGCTTCCGTGATCGGCACATTTTGCATTTGCATTCGAGGCGTATCGCCACCGCTTACCGGCGGCAGGTTCTCGCGGCGGCGAACCTCGTTGATTGTCATCCAGCCGTTCGACAAACCTGACGCATAGAAGGCCGAGCGGTTGGACGAATCACCCTGCAACAGCCCTTCCAGATTGAATTCAACCGTTACCCCGGCTGCCAGGTCAGCAGGTGTCAGCAATTGTTTGCGCACCGCCCGTTCAATCCGCCGAAGCCTGCGCCGCAGCGAAAATTTCACAAACATCAGGATCTGCTGTTCAAGGCTCTGCGGATAGCCGCTGGCCTTGTCATTGTGGCCGATCATGAATGGCGGAACCCCGAAAAACCGGCAGATTTCCTCAATTGAAAACGCGCGGCTTTCCAGCAACTGCACATCGTCTGGATTCATCGAAAGCGCCTGCCACGTCGAACCGCCTTCAAGGATCAGCGGCCTGCCTGTATTCATCGCCCCGAGATATTTGGACGTCAGCTTGTCTTCGGCGATGGCACGATTTTCCGGGGTTAAAAATTCGGAGAAAGTCAGAACCCCGGAAGGTCGCATACCGTTCTGGAACGTCGTTCCGGCAGCACGATTGGCAGCCTGCGCCAGCGAAAACGTATTGCGGGCATGCTCAATGGTTGAAATTCCGCCGAGCGGATTGCCGCCAAATCCTCGAATGTGGAAGATGCTGTGCTCGTCTCCCTCGCGGCGCTTGCCCGATTCATCGGTCCAACCATAGACGATCACTCCGTCACGGCGGCGCGCAACCCGCATCATGTCGGGATTGACTGGCATCAATCCGATCAAGGCGCCATTGGCGCCAAACTGTTTTTCGGCAAACGCATTGCCCTTCAGTTCGATCGATGCCGTCAGGAATTCCCAGAAATCGACATCGGTCTGATCAAAATTCGGGCTTTCATGCAAAACCCTGTAAACCGGATGGCCTCGGTGCTCTTCCCGCTCACCCTTGGCATTGGTCCGGTAAACCATGAACGGCAAGGTCGACTGTGTGCCGACCAGTATGTTCATGCATGCCCATGCCGCCGAAAGCCCAAGCACCGACCGGTCGTTGACCGGTTCGCCCGCGTCCCCAACCATATTCTGGCTCGCCCAGCCTTCCGGCTCGCGAAGCGTCAACTGTCGCACAAACTGCGCCATCTTTTTCAGAATGCCCATCTAAGCAGAAGCCGCCAGAGATTTGAAATAATCATCGATACCCGAGCCAATGCCATCGGGATTGAGCGCAAGCAGGGCGAATGCATTGAAACCAGCCATCAGCGGATCAATCTTGGCCGAGCCGGAGACCTGTTTCGTGATCAGCGTCGCATTGCCGCGAAGTTCAACGCGGGCATTGCCGGTGCACCACGTCATCAGTTCCGACCCGTCATGCCAGGCCGTGCCATCCATCAGCTTGCGTTCGAATCCCTTGATGTTGCCCGACAGTTTGTAACCTTGCGGCACCGCCGCCATGAAATGCGGCTCATCGCCACCAATGCCACGGCCCGCGATCTCGTCGGTGATCGCCGCCACGCCGACAGGGTCAAGACCGATTGCCGCCTTTTTCGGAAACAGTTTGGCCTTCCAGACCTTTTCCATCATGTCCGCGACTTCGCGCACATCCTGCGTCGGATCATCCTCGCCGCAGATGACGAGCGTCCCTTCCTTTTCGAAGTCGCGCAGGTTTGCCACGATATCCTTGCGCTGTTCGAGAACGCTCGGCTGCGCCCAGGCACGAAACACGAAAAGCCATTCTTTCGTTACCGCATGCCGTCCGGCAAAGGCGACACCAAGCAGATCGTCAAGCCCGCCGCCATCGACCCCGGCCACGATCACATCGCAAAGCCGGATGAGGTCATCCAGTGTCAGCGGTTCAGAATACTGGGCAACCTGCCAATAGCGCCCACCGGCCCAGCCATTGTTGCGCAATCTTTGGCCGATCTCGACATTGAAATGCTGTGAGGCGATCAGGATCATTTGATCCTTGCCTTGCTGTTCGGCCTTCATCAGTTCGCGCTTCAGGAACGCCTCGTCAACCGAACGGTTCAGGTTCGGATTGACCACATGCCAGAATTCCGGGTTTTTCCAGCCATCATCAGCCAGGACGCGCTCCGGATATTCATACAGCACTGGCAGCATCGGAAGGTCTATTTCTCCGTCCCGCACCATGCGGGCCATGTCGAGTTCCGCCCTGAACACGCCATGCGGCGGGTCCTTGCTCTGCGTCGTCGTCTGCATCAAAAACCCGTCTGTCCGCGAAGCGAGCGCACCACGAATTTCGATAAACAAGTCCGCTGCATTGGCACGTTTGGCAAACACATGGGTTTCATCGATCAGCGTGCCGACAGATTTTGAGCCGGTAATCACATCCGTGTCCGCCGCCTTGATCATCAGCTTTGCGCCGGAAAGCCTGTGCTCGATGGTTTTCATATGGTCCCGAATCTGGAAAATTTTGTCGAGTTCCGGGTCCAGCTTGATCGTGCCCTTGGCCTGCTTGAACGCAATGTTCGCGATCTCGATTGTTGGCGCGATCAGGTTGAATTCCGCTTCGGGCCGCTCATTGACGATCACGGCCGTCAGCATCAGCGCACCGCCATAGGAACTTTTCGAGTTCTTCTTCGGGATCAGCAGGAAAGCTTCCTGCAGCATCCGCCGTTTTGTCTGCGGATCGTAGGACCCGAACAGCGCTTCGACGATGGCCAGATACCAGGGCCTGCAGGCCTGGGCCATTGTCGGCGTCCCGATCAGGTCCGGGATTCGCAAGCGCTTGAACACACGCAACGCCCGTTGTGCCGATTCATCGAACAGCGGCAGGCCAGGCACCAACGGCTTTCCCGCCATGATCCGCTCGCGCCAGTCCGGCATGGCTGTCCGCCAGGGATTGACATGCGGTACGGCAAGGGCAAGCGGCAGTGCCATGCCTTGCATCAGTTGATCCGCACTCCGGCAGTCCCGGCGATCAGGTCATCACCCCAGACGGAATCGACACCAGCTCTCTGCGCCTCGCGCGCCGCCACTTCCTTCTTGCCGAGCTGATGCTTGCGCTGTCTCGGCTGGTCATCGTCAGCATCCATGAATTTCGCCGCGGCGCTTGCCCGTTCTGTCCGGTCCATCAGGTCGCGAAATGCTTTCAGCGCCGCCACATTGCCTTGCTCGCACTGGCACCAGAGCAAATCGATGTGCCTTGCCTCGACCCGGTCGCGCGCAATGTCTCGTTCCTTCAGCACTGAAAAATAATGCTTGCGCAGTGTCGGCAACGTGATGCGCAGCGCATTCGCTACCCGCTCAAGCGGCCAGTCCTGTGCCAGCAAAAGCACGATTTTATTGCAGTTTTCCCGCGTCGCGACATGCTCCGGCCTGCCCCGGCGGCCATGCCCGCGCGCGACCGGTTCCCCGAACAAATCAAAATCCGCCATACTGCCGCTCAAAATTCACCCGCCACACAAAAAAATCCCTGAATGATAAACACGCGGGTTTGCGGGGGTTTGGGTCTGTAGAGTTTTGACCTCCCCCCCCAACCGCGCAAAACAGTCACCACCGCGCACCGCCACGCTCCAGCTTTTGCTTGCGGCTGTCGTGGCATGGCTTGCACAATGTCTGCAGGTTCTCGCGATCCCAGAACAACTGCTTGTCTCCACGATGCGGCTCGCGATGGTCACACACCAACATGTGCGACCGGCCTTCGATCCGCCCGCACCCTTCCATCTGACACGTGAAGCCGTCGCGCTTGAATGTCTCGATGCGAAGGCTGCGCCACGCCGCCGTGGAATACCATTTGCGCCACGGCTGCATGACAGTGCGCATCCGGTTGCCAGCAACATTATCACCTTGCGCCACGCCGAGACGCGGCGCCACGGGCATGAGGCCCGAGCCTATCGCTTTGAGTTTCACTGTGCTGTCAATTGGTCATGGCTTGCGCACTGGCCCTGAATCGCATCCGGTCCAAACCGGGTTCAGGGCAGGGTCCGCGCCGGAGACAACCCGCCACCTCCATGCCTTGTCCTTAAAGCGGCAAGCCACTGACAAGGGGAAGATGGCGTCCTCTCGCTGCTCACGCAGTTCATCCTGAACGGATTCGCTATGCGACCATTTCCAAAGAGTCAACAGGCACGCTCACATGCACATTCGTGCCGAACAGTTCCGCCAGCACCTTGACCGTCTTGCGCCCCGCAGGATCGACCACCATGCCATAATAGCCGGACAGCGCACCGGCCTGCATGCGCACCTTCATTCCCGGCTTCAACTGTTTGGGATTGATAGGGTTTTTGTCAAACCTGCCAGCCGCGCAATCCGCCTTCCATGCCATCACATCCGCCTCCCTGACCGGCAGCGGAACGCCCGCAACACCGATCATGGCAATGATCTCGTCAATACCGTGCAACGTGTGAAAACACGGTCCCTCGACAAAGACGTAGCGCGTAAACAGCGGCTTGACGATGGTTTTGGTCACATGCCGGCGCGAATCAAATGTGAAGATTCGCATTGTCGGCAAAAAGAAGTTGACCCCTGCCCCGGTCAAAGCAACGCAAGCCCGCGCCTCGGCATTCGCCTTTGTCACCGCCACATACCAGTCCATCAAGCCGCTCTCCCCTGGTTGTCTGCCCCGCCCTTAAGCGGCAAGCCGCTGGCGGGGACTGGTTCATCTGCCCCGCCCTTAAGCGGCAAGCCGCTGGCGGGGACTGGTTCATCTGCCCCGCCCTTAAGCGGCAAGCCGCTGGCGGGGGCCGCGTGAATGTCAAACCCTTCCGGCTCGCAGGCCGGGAAATAGGCTGTCGGGTGCCGTCCCATGTCGGGCAGCCATGGCCAGCCAAGCGCGGCAAACCGCGCCCGCCAGCGCTGCCACAGGTCAGAGCCAGCCGAAACCGCCCGATAGAAGCGCCCGGCTTCCAGCGCTTCCGGCGCAACCGATACGCCCTTGAACTGCCGCGCCTGGTCATCCATGAAACCGATGATCTGCGCCCGTGCCTTCAGCGCTTTCTCGCGCAGCGCCGCCTCGGCATCGATCTTGCCATCGGCGATCATGTGCCGGTCCAGCGCCGTAAGGCTGACCACGGGCCGGTGCGCCACGAGCCGTGCGATCCGCTCGGCGCACCATGCCGGCCCGAATGGCGGTTCTGCCAGGCGCGGCGCTGCCGCCGTCTCTCCGGGCCATGGCACCTCGGCAAACAGCCGCTCGGAAAGCATGGTCGAAGGCGCCGGAACATGGCTCTTGCCCTGCCGCTTGAGCAGCGCCAGCCAGCCGTCGCGCTTGGCCTCGGCTTCGCGCCGGTCAGCCGCCGAAGCTTTGATCCAGGCCCGCTTTGCCGCCTCTTTCGGCATGCCGGCAAAGCCGGGCCAGTCCTTGACGAAAGCCCAGAACCGCCGCTCCAGCGCTTCCGGCGCCTCGTTCGCCGCAACCGGTTCCGGATGTTCCCCCTCTTGCCCGCCCGCGCCCGCGCCCTCTCTCTCCAATGACGGAATCTGTGATGGTTCTATGACGGTTTGGGTGACGTGGGCGTCACCCCCTGATGTCGAATATGTCACCCCCTCTGCCGGATTTGTCGGGGGTGACATATTGTCACCCGCCTGATGCGAACCACCCGGATCGACAAGCGGATTGGCAGGCTTTCGGGCAAGATTTTCAACCAGCACAAAATAGCGGTTGCAACCCTTTGGACCCTCGTTTTTCAAGATGCGGATCAGCCGCTCTTCTTCAAGCGATTGCAGGCAGCGCTGCACGTTGCGCTCGCTCATCCGCGCCTTTTTCGCCAGCGTCGCGACCGCCGGAAACGACCCGCCATCCTCGTCGGCATAGTCCGCCAGGGCGAGCAGGATCAGGAGTTCGCCCGATTGCACCGGCGCATGTTTCCACACAGCGGTCATCACCTCGATGCTCAATTTTTCCTCCATGCCGCAAACGCGCCGCGCAGGTCTTTCCACCGCGCCGCCGCCAAGGCGTCATTGTTGAGTTCGGCCCGCGAGGTGATGCCAAGGATGTGCCGCAGCTTGCCCGCCGCCGCCTCGTCGCTCGCCGGGCTTGCAAGCCCGTGGCACTCCATCAGAAACCGCTTGAACGCCGGTTCGGTGCATTTGATCGCCGCCTCTGCCGCAAAATTCTTCGGTTCGCCGTCCGGCTCGCGTGGCGCCGGTTCAGGCAGTTGCCGCTTCAGATCCCGCACCGCATCCGCCGCCCGGTCCACCAGCCCGATCAGGAACGGCAATGCCGAGACCGCAGTGGCGGCAAGCTCCATGTCGGTCGCGCTGGCAGCCTTGGTGAACCGGGCGATGCTCACCATGCGCCCGTCTTCGCGCTTGATCGCCAGCGCCATTCCTTCCGGCTCTCCGGCCATCATGGCATCGGCCATGTCGGCACATTCCAGCAACAGCCGCAGGTTTTTCAGCCGCACCGCATCACTCATGGCGCACATTTTCCCGGTCGCGAAAGCCGATGAACAGGCCGATAAAAATGCCAATCACATACTGCACCTGCCCGTCGCTCAAACGCCAAACGCCATCAGCAATCCAGTTCAATCCCAGAATGAAAATCACCAGCATGATTGAACAAAATGCGGCATCGCCAAATGCTTTCGACAAGCCCTTCACAGCGTAGCCTCCTGCGATGTTTCACGTTTCACCACACGAAACACATTGATTTCATTGGCATTTAACTTTGAATGATCTGGCGCGACATAGTAGCCCATCAGGTCGCGCCCGAAGGCGTTGCACAGCGCGATCACCTTGGCCGGGCCGACCATCTGCCCACCCGCCGCGCGCGAAAGATCGGTCAGCGTCACGCCGATCTGCCGCGCCAAAGGCCGGAACGCCTGCCCCGAAACCTGGGCACCATGACGCACATCGCGGGCAAACCGCCGCCAGTCAAAATCGGCAAGGGAAGGCGAGTGCCAGTTCTGCAGGCCGGTCATTACCGCGCCTCCGCATATACGATGCCATGCCGCTCGAAAATTGGTCTTATCAACTTGGCAGCAGTGCCGACCGATCCGACCGCGTCGGTCATTGTCTTCGGATTGACTGCGCCCCATGGAAGGTCGAGCGACAGCAAATCCGGAATGCAGGCAGCAATGTCTTCTGCATTGGTAAACCATGAGTCCGGTGGCATCATGTCGTAGCCGGTCGGCAGATGGGAAAGCGACCAAAGCTGGATTTCCTCGCTTTCCCAATGCCGGTGATGAATGGCCGCAAACAGGCCAAAATCATGCCCGGCCACTTCAATGCGTCCATTGTCAGTCGCAATCCAGACCGAGCCAAGCGCCGGCGTCGTGCCGGACCTGCTGGAATTGGACCGGAACCCGGTTACCCGGCTATGGCTGTTTGAGCCGTGCCCCATGAAAGAGCGCACCACCAACCGCCGCGCCCGCTCGACCGGGTCTTCGTAAGGCTGATAGGCAAGGTCAAATTCATCGCGGGCAAATGGCGTTAACCGCAATTGCTCGACCAGTTCGCCCGCGCGATGGCTGCGCAGCACCTGAAACAGGTTGACGACATGGCCATCCAGATCATTCCAGATTTCGGCATAGGCGCGCCTCTTGCGCATCAGCACCGAGCCAGCCCCGCCGAACGGTTCGACATAGACCTTGTGCGCCGAAAAATGGCTGATGATCCATGGCGCAAGGTTCCACTTGCCGCCGTGCCAGCGCAAAACGGGTCGGGTTGGACGGGTCATATTTCTGCCCCTTCCGGCCCTAGCACAGGCTGATCGGCCAATGCCTTCCAGTCGACCCGCTGCAGAATGGTTTGGTTCCCGTAAAGCCCCGGCGTGGTCCCCGCTGCCTGCGGCAGCGTCCCCGCTTCGCCAGCACTTGCGGACGCATGGTCCGCATCGCCTCCGGCGACCGGCTGTCGAACCCACACAAACCATGCGCAATTCATCTGCGAACCCGACACCGGCCCGTCATACCCTTCGCGATGCATCATCGGCAGGCGGCGCGAGAAGACGAGGACGCGCGCGGGCGGCCAGGTTTCCATCCAGAAATTGCGCTTTTCGTCACCTGCGCCGCACAGCGCATTGAGGTTCAAAAGCATCGCCATCTTGCGCGGGCGAAACACGGTCAGCGCATGGTGAATGTAGTCATTGACCAGCCCGAACGGCGGATTGGTCACAATGTCGATCTCATGTTCCGCCCGGTTCAGCGGCATGTCGGTCGCCGGGTCGAGCGCTTCCGGCCCGAGGCCGTGAAATGCCCAATCTGTCTTCAGGAAATCGCCAGTAGCCTGCAATTCGCCAAACTCATTGGCGCAAGCGCGGTCGACCAGATCGGAGATAAACACCTCATAGCCCGCCGCTTCCATTGGCTTGGAAATCGCGCCGTGGCCGCAAGACGGCTCCCAGATCAGTTCGCCGAACCGCTCAAGGCAAAGCAGCGCATGGATCGCCTCGCGCGGCGTCTGGTAAAAATCATCGCCGCGCTCATCTTTAGAAGCAGACCTGGTGCCGATGCCCCGCACCGCCGCCCGTGTCGGCTCGAAACCCGCCGCCAGACGCGCCGCGATGGCCCGCTCGGCAATGCCCGGCTCGCGCCGTTCCGCATCGCGCAAGGCCCGCGCCTCATGGATCTGCTTGGCCGAAAGTCCGGCCTCGTCCAGCGTGAAAGTCTTCCCGCCGGGAATGGTTTTCGGCCGCCCCTTGGAAGCGACACCCGCCTCCTGCGCCGCGTCATATTCGTCGGCGATCCGCACCTTGGCCCGCACTTCGATCAGCAGCGCATCGCCCTGCAACGCCCTCGCCTTGGTCAGCAGCTTTTCAGAAACCGCCAGCCGCCCGGCAAGCTTGGCCGCATCATACGCGCCGCTCGCCAGTTCACGCGCGGCCAGCACATCCCCGCGCGAAAACAATGCCCGCGCCCGCTCAATCACCGCAGGCAGATCACTGGCGTCATGCGAAACGAGGGCGGTCTGGCTTTCGTTCATGCCGCCGCCCCTTCCAGCAGCAGATCAGCCTCGCCATCCAGTTTCCAGCCTTCGCCCCAAACTGTATCGATGCTGACCGGCATGCCTTCAAGCTTCTTGCGGATATGCGAAATCATCACGTCAAGGATTTTGTCGTTCGGGGCCGCTTCCGGCTTGTCGCCATAGAGCCGGTGAAACGCCTGCTCCTTGGTTAGAAGCTTCCCCTTGCCGCGCACCCCGAACGGCCGCGCAATCGTCGGCGCTGCCGCCACGGCGAAACTGTAGGGATGGTGCGCCGCGCAATAGGGCTTGCCAGCCAGCGCCTTTGCCCCGCAGAACAGGTGCTGCTCGCCCGGCAACAGCCGGTAAACCCCGGCCGCATTGCACTCGAATTTCGCCGCATTGACCGGCCAGCGGCAATCATTCCACTCGAGATCCATCAGCGCCTTGCCGGCAAGCGGGGTCCCCGCCAGCGGCTTGCCGCTTAAGGGCGGGGCAGAAAACGCTTCACATCCCGAAAGCTGAAATCCCGAGGCATTGATCTTGCCGCTGTCGCGCACCGCAACGCGGATTGTCTTTTCGCGCGGCGGGCGCGGCTGGCGCGGTTTTGAAGGTGCCCGCCGCAGCCGCCCGCCGCCGATTTTCGTCCGGTTCAGCAGCCCCAGCACCGCATTGCGCGTCCGCCCGCCAAGCGCGGCGGCAATTTCGGCGGCGCTTTTGCCCGCCGCATCCATGTCTTTCACGCGGGCCAGTTCCGCTTCGGTCCACGGCTTGCCGCCGATCACCGATCCGGCCTGATTGCCGCGCGGGCGCGCCGGAAACAGGTCGCGGTTGTCTTTGGGCATCGAACTGATCGTGGTGCCGGAAACGCCGAGAATTTCGGCCATCACCGCAATGCCGATGCCTTCGGCCCAAAGCTTTGCCGCCTCTTCGCGCTGCTTGGCCTGCCGTGCGGTCAGCGCCGCGCCAAGGCCGACGCCAAGCCGGTGCGCCCGCCCGATGATGCCGTTGCGGCTGCGCCCCGGCAGCGCGGCAGCCATGGCCTTCACGCCCTTGCCATCGGCCGTCATGGCGCGGATCACATCATCCTCGGCCTCGCTCCAACCCTGCCCCATCACGCATCCTCCAACAGGTTTTTCACCAGCACCGGCTCGGTGGCCAGAATCTCCAGAAGCCGCGCCGCCTTGCCATCCAGCGCCTTGGCAATGCGCTCGGGCACGGCAATGAAAATCACGCCGCCACGGCCCTTGGCGGGGCGGCCCCTGCCTTTGGCGCGCGGCAGCCGCCCGGTGCGCACCAGATGCGAGCGCGCATCCTCGGCCTGGTCGCCGCTGATTCCCAGTTTCGACGCCGCCTGCGCCGTCGAAAACGAGCGCGACAAGAGGTCGAGCATGCCATCGCTCATCGACCGGTAGCCCTGGCAGGATTTCGGCGACGGCATGGTCACTTGCCCCCCGCAATCACGGTTAAAACCGGCCTTGCCTTGCCGTCGATGATCTTGCCCAGAAGATTGGCAATCTCGCTTTCGCGCCGCTTCACCACATGGGCAATCTCATGCGTGCTGAAGCGCCCGATCTGCCACAGCGCGAAAATCGCGACCCCTTGCAGCGCCGTGACGGGCAGCGGGCGCGGCTTGCGGATGCGTGGTTTGCAAACGGCTCCGGATGGCTCGGGGTCCCCGCCAGCACGATCAAGCCACAAGTCTTTGCCGGATGGCTTCAGTGAGCCGGTTGGCGGCGTCGATGACGGCGGCATCATGCACGGCCTCCCGTGCCCATGCGGCGCGCGGCATCGCGGCGGCGATGAATGGCGGGCCGAAAACGGCAATCATGGCCGAAAGATGCATGGCCGATGGCGCGCATTCGCCCGCCAGCCATTTTTCGACCGTCTTGGCCGGCGCGCCGATCAGATATCCGGCCTGCTTGGCGGTCGAGTGCGGAAACGCGGCGCGCAGATAGGCAACAAGCGAGCGCAGGCATAACGGGGTCCCCGCCAGCGGCTTGCCGCTTAAGGGCGGGGCAGATGCAACATCCCCGCCTTTGGGGAATTTTGCCGAAGACATGGGAAATCCTTTCATGGTTGTTGAGCCACGAAAGGAAGTCCCCGCCGTGCCGCCCGGCACATGGGCCGCAACGGTCGGGGAAAGAGGAAACTGTGAACCCATACGCTTTACTCACACATGCAACACACGCAACTGATTGGCAGGCCGCCTTGCACGCCGCCTGCGTCGAAAAAGCCGGGATGGCCGCGTTGCGCCCCGCAACCATCCCTGTGCCGGACCCCCAATGGGAGGAGGATATCGAAAGGCCCGGCAGTTCAGGGGTCCCCGCCAGCGCCGAGACGGCGAATCCAGCCGTCGAGAAGCTTAAGGGCGGGGCAGAAACCAATAAGGCCGGAACCGTCATCGCTTTCCGGCAACGAACGGTTCCGGCAAATTCCACGTCTTGGCTCGGCGGCAACAAGGACGTGGCAGGCAGATTGCCACGCGGGGAAGGCACCATTGCCTTTACGGGGTGCGCAGCAATCATTCCTTTGGCCTCATGGATGGAGGCGAAACATTCACCAATGCCGGCAGTCCCACCTGTTCGGCGCGGGCAACGATGGCGCGTGAAAGCGCTTCGCCAAGCGAACCGTCATGGGCGATGATCAGCCGGAAAAGACAGGCCGCCATCTCCGGCAAAGTGTCAAAAATCTGCCGTTCAAGATCGGGCTGCGAAGGCATGACCACGGCAAAGCCGGTTCTATCCGTGCCCGGCTTCGCCCAATCGATTCCGGCAAGCGCGGCATGTCCGGCAGCATCAATCACGCCCGGCACTGTCACCATGCCATCCGCAACCGGCTCAACCCATGGTGCGATCAGGTCATGGTCATGCGGCACTTGCGGCACTTGGCCAAGATATTTGCCGGAGTAGGTCCACGACGCCAATTGGTACCTGCCGTTACCTTTATGAAAGATGCCAGTAAGCTCACCGCTGATTATTACATCCTCAACTACCGACGCCTTCTGCCCGTTGCGCATCCGCCAGAAGCCGATGCCGAACTTGCCATCCCATTGCGGCGCGGCGGGCACAGTCACGGGCTGGCCTTCAGGCGCATAGGGTTTCTTGATGCCCATGACGGTGCGTATCTTGTTCTGCTGCTCGACAAATTCATCGGCAGTGGCCGGTATCGTCGTGCGCTTGATCATTCCGCCGCCTCCGGGCTTTGTACAGCAGGCTCCGGTCGCGCCACGCCATCGGGCCAGTCACAGCCTTCCGGCCAGTTGGCGGAAAACCACAGCAGCGCATGATTGAAGCGCCCGACCGTGATGTCCGCGCCGACGCGCATCAGCGCCAGCTTCTTGGTGTCATTGAACAAACGATGGCTGACGGTCGTTTCCGGAACACCGGTCGCCGCCTGGTAGGCATCGCTCAAGGTCAGGAGTGCGGTGATGTCGATCATGGCCATTTTATGCGGTTTAATTACCGCTCATGTCAACAGTTTTCTAACCGCTCGAAAAACGGTGTAAAAACCGCGAAAATTGTCAGCATGATCAAAGACATCGTCACACGCATCGAAACACGGCTGACAGATCTCGGCATGTCTGCATCCGAGGCATCACGCCTATCCGGAATGTCAAAGGATGCCATTCGCAACATTCAGCGCAATGCCGCCACAGGCACCGAAAAGGGCGTATCGACACGCACGATCATCGCGCTCGCCAAAGTGTTGCAATCATCGCCGTCATGGCTGCTCACCGGCGAGGAGGATGCCGAACCGGCGCTGGAGCGCTCGCTTCCGGTTTACGGACTCGCCGCCGGTTCACTCGCCGGGCACACGGTGATGACATCCGAACCGATTGAATTTGCCCCCTGCCCTCCGGCGCTGACACGGGTACGTGATGCCTATGCGCTGATGGTCACCGGCTCATCGATGCAACCGCGCTATTTTGCCGGTGATTTCATTTTCATCCATCCGCACCGCCCCGTGCGCCCCGGCGACCATGCCGTCATCCAGGTTCGCCGCTATGCCACAGCCGAAACCGAGACATGGATCAAGCGCTATCGCGGCGAAACCGAAAAGCAGGTGCTGGTTGAACAGTACAATCCGCCAAGCAACATGAATTTTGACCGCAAGTTTGTGGTGGCGGTCCACCGCGTGCTGACGGTCAATGAGTTGCTGGGGGTTTGAACCGGTGGCATTCTATGGACGCGTTGCAAGAAAAACGACAACCGCCAGAAAACAAACCAACAGCGCCGCAATCCACTGCCCCGCAGCATGCTCATCATCTGTCATTGGCGGCGGATTGTCCGCCTCGTGGCCATCATTCCAGCGTGACGGACGGTGCGCCGGTTGCCAGCCACCTTCCAATTCTCCATTGAAATCAAGCTTGACGCCAAAATGGCCGCTGCCGCCGCGCCGCTGCCATCCGCCAATGATCAACGCATCGCAGGCGATGGCCTCATCGTCCATGCCCATGGTCCGCAACAGCCTGCGGTAGGCTGCCGCACTGTCACGGCTGAGGTGCCCGACAACCGCGCCGCCGATCTCGACAGCCACAGCATTTGCATCGTGGGAGTTTTGATTGTCCGGCCGCAGCACCGCCTCGCATTCGATTTCCACTGATTCGCCGCTGCGCCCGCCCGCCAATTGTTCCAGCGCGGACTGGTAAAAACTTTCGCCGACAATGTCGCAATCAAATTCGCCATCACCGTCCCAGCGTCGCATCGCCCCTACTCTTCAGGATTGCCAACCGGATTGGCGTTGAGGTTCTTCCACGATTTGAGACAGCGCGCCAAAACAGCATGACTCCGGCCCAGCTGGGCTGCAGCGGCACTGCAATGCCTCTGTGTCTGCGGCGGAGCATCGGGCCATAGTGTTGCCGCTTCCGCCCTCAACGCAATGTTTGCCTCCATGCAATCCTGATAGGCCAAGGCGGAGTAGCCGCCTTCGTCCGCCGCCATCCCAATACATTGCGCCTCCATGTCATACAAAGGCATCATGCTGGCGTCCTGCGCGTAAAGCGGCGCAGCCGGAAAACATACGATCACAAGCAGAATTGCCGCCTCCGCTACACGCCGCATTCGCAACCCCCAAGGCAAGTTGCATTCATACTCCATTGACCATAACAAACCCGCAAGCGGTTTCTTTACCGCAATCCTATTGACGGCGGTTTTGTAACCGCATATGGTTCGGCTCAATAACCGCCGGAGCCAACCATGTCACGTCACAAGCAAGCCACCATAATCTCCCTGACCCGCTTCACTGTCTCGGCCAAGGATTTCTACAACCCCGACAAACTGTCCAAGACCGCGCCGCGCTGGCTGGCCGAAGTGCGTTGTGATGATGCCAAGACCAGCATCAGCGTCATCGTCACGCCGACCATCATGGATTTGGGCATCACCATCGGCTCGCGTGGCGTCGTTGACACCGCCAGCCTCAAGGGTGCGGTCATCATCGGCCTTCTGGAAGGGGCGTGAACCATGACCAACCCATACCATCACGACTATTTCCACGACACCCCGCTCGGCGAACATCCGTTCGATGCACAGTTGCAGAAGTCGCTCGGGGTCCCCGCCAGCGGGTTTCCGCTTAAGGAAGGGGCAGACGGGGTCCCCGCCAGCGGCTTGCCGCTTAAGGGCGGGGCAGACAACGATCAATGGCGCAGGCGCGAGGCGCGCAAACATCTGGTCATGGCAGGCATCTGCGTCGGCTCGATCCTGATCGGCACCATGCTCGGCGTCGGTATCTTCTGCGACAGCCTCGAAATTGGCGACCGCCTTGTGCTCGCCCTTTACGGGGAGCGGGTGTGATGGCCGCAGCGCAACATTATGACACATACAACCCAGCACCGTTTCAGGGTGCAAAGTCAAAGAACGCCTCAAAGGCTGCTGCGAAGACCGCAACAGGCGGATTGAAGCCAGCCTCACCGATGTTTGATCCCGAGGAAACTGGTGAAACGCGCAGGCAGACCGTTGCCGCAGGCAAGTTGCGCGCCTTCATTGAACGCATCGAGCGGCTCGCAGAAGACAAGCAAGCGATAGCCGACGACATCAAGGAAGTGTTCGCCGAATTGAAGGGCACGGGCTTTGATGTGAAAGCCGTCCGCCAGATCATCCACCTTCGCAAGAAGGATCAGGCCGAGTGTCAGGAAGAGTAAGCAATCCTCGAACTCTACATGAACGCACTGGGGATGGCATGACCCGCGCCCGCCCAAATCAAAATGAACAGCAGCCCGACTGGTTCAGCGAAGACAATCTGCGCTGGCTGGCGCGCGAGGCGGAAGCCCACGCGGCCCGGCTCGAAAAGCGCAACGATGAGGCGCTGGAGCGCTATCTCGCCAGCAGCATCGCGCCGGACCTCGCCCGTTTTTGCCGCACAGGAGTTGCATGATGACGCCCAAAACATCCAGCGAGGCTACCGCCTTTGCCGCCAACCTGAAAGACTGGCCGCGTGACGCGCGCACCATGGTCAATGCCTTCAGCGATTGGCTTGCGGGGAATCCGTGGGCCTGCGGCGCCGACCACTATGAGGCGAGGCGCCAAACCATCCGCACCCGCCTGCCCGAGCTGCGCGGCAAGAACCTCGCCTGCTGGTGCAAACAGGGCCAGCCCTGCCACGCCGATGTGCTGCTCGATCTGGCCAACCGGCCTGTTTGTGAAGAGGTGACCACACATGCCTGTTGAATATCTCGATTGGTACACCCGCGAACGCCGGCGGGCCGAACCTGAAGCCCGCTTCGTCTTCGGTGACAATATCGCCCGGGTCGGCTTCGGTGGGCAGGCAGCGGCCTGTCGCGGCGAGCCGAATGCGCTTGGCGTGGCAACGCTCTACACGCCCGGCAGATATTACCGGACCGATGACCCAGCCGCGCTTGGTGCCGTCAGTGGCGACCTTGCTCTTGTGGCCAAAGCTCTGACTGAGGGCCGCACGGTTTATGCCCCGCTTGACGGCCTCGGCACCGGCCATGCCCTGCTGCCAGAACACGCCCCCGCTCTTCACCGGTTGATCATTGCCTTTTTCAGGGCGGCACCCGGCAAACCCTGTCGCTGGAAGGATTGATCATGGCCAAGAAGTCAAAAACCGCACCCGAAACAACGGCTGAAGCCCCGGCAAAGATCATCGCCTACAAAGGCTTCAACAAGGATTTTTCCGGCACGCCGGACGGCAAGACCTTTCAATATGAGGTCGGCAAGACCTATACAATCGAAGGCAAGGTCAAGGCCTGCGAATCCGGGTTTCATGCCTGCGAGCATCCGCTCAATGTGTTTGGCTACTATGCGCCAGCGACAAGCCGCTTCGCTATCGTCGAACTTGGCGGGGCAATCGACCGGGAAAAGAACAGCGATACCAAAATTGCGGCCGCAGAGATCACCATCAAGGCCGAACTGAAATTGCCGGATATCATCGCCGCAGCGATCCGCTATGTCACCGAACGGGTCAAATGGGTGGACGGCACATTGGCAACCGGCGAGAAGGAAGGCGCCAAAAGCCCGGATATCGGAGGCGCTGCCACCGCATCGGGGTATCAGGGCGCTGCCACCGCATCTGGAACGCGAGGCGCTGCCACCGCATCAGGCTGCCAGGGCGCTGCCACCGCATCTGGAACGCGAGGCGCTGCCACCGCATCGGGCTGGCAGGGCGCTGCCACCGCATCAGGCTGCCAGGGCGCTGCCACCGCATCTGGAACGCGAGGCGCTGCCACCGCACCGGGTCTCTGGGGCGCTGCCACCGCATCGGGCGAACAGGGCGCTGCCACCGCATCGGGCGAAAAGGGCGCTGCCACCGCATCTGGAACGCGAGGCGCTGCCACCGCATCTGGAACGCGAGGCGCTGCCACCGCATCTGGAAGGCGAGGCGCTGCCACCGCATCTGGAACGCGAGGCGCTGCCACCGCATCGGGTCTCTGGGGCGCTGCCACCGCATCGGGGTATCAGG